CGGGTACACGTAGTCGGCAAACTGGATTTCCACCGCCGGGCGCAGGCCGTAGGCGGCCATGCCGATGGCGGTGCCGACGATGCCGGCCTCGGAAATCGGCGCATCGAAGCAGCGCGTTTTGCCGTATTTTTTCTGCAGCCCCTCGGTCACGCGGAACACGCCTCCGAAGTAGCCCACGTCCTCGCCGTAGACGATGACGTTGTCGTCCTTGGCCATCATCACGTCCAGGCCCGAGCGCAGCGCCTGGATCATGGTCATGGAAGAAACCGCCTGCGCCTCTTGCGGGGCGGCGGCATTGCTGGTCATTTCGCTCATGGCTTACACCCCCATCTGCTGGCGCTGCCGGCGCAGGTGCTCCGGCATTTCTTTGTAGACATCCTCGAAAATGGTCGCGTCGCTGGGCACACGGCCATCGAGCAGGCTGCCGTAGCTCTCGGCCTCCTTCTGCGCGGCCAGCACTTCGGCTTCCAGCTCCTGCTGGGCCTGCTGGTGCTGCTCCTCGCTCCACTCGCCAATCACGATGAGGTGTTGTTTCAGGCGCTCGATCGGGTCGCCCAGGGGGAAGTGCTTCCAGTCGTCGGCCGGGCGGTATTTGCTCGGGTCGTCCGAAGTGGAGTGCGGCCCGGCACGGTAGGTTTCCCACTCGATCAGCGTCGGGCCGTTATTCGTGCGGGCACGCTCTGCCGCCCATTGCGAAGCAGCGTACACGGCCAGGAAGTCGTTGCCATCGACGCGCAGCGAGGCAATGCCCACGCCCACGCCGCGCTGGGCAAAGGTGGTGCCCTCGCCCCCGGCAATCGACTGGAAGCTGGAGATGGCCCACTGGTTGTTCACCACATTCACGATGACCGGCGCCTTGTACACGTGGGCAAAGGTCAGTGCAGTGTGAAAGTCCGACTCCGCCGTGGAGCCGTCACCGATCCAGGCCGAGGCGATCTTGGTATCGCCCTTGATCGCCGAGGCCATGGCCCAGCCCACCGCCTGGGGCACCTGGGTGGCCAGGTTGCCGGAGATGGAGAAGAAGCCGGCCCGCTTGTACGAATACATCACCGGCAGCTGGCGGCCCTTGTTGGGATCGCGCACGTTGCTCATGAGCTGGCACATCAGCTCCACCATGGAGATATCGTCACGCGAGAGCAGCAGCCCCTGCTGGCGGTAGGTGGGGAAGTGCATGTCCCCCTCCTGCAGCGCCTGCGCCTGGGCGACGGTAATGGCTTCCTCACCCAGGCACTGCATGTAGAACGAGAGTTTTTTCTGGCGCTGGGCCAGCACCATGCGGGCATCGAAGATGCGCGTCTTCATCATCGCCCGCAGCCCCCGGCGCAGCCGCTCGGGATGGATGGCCGGTGCCCAGGGGCCTTGTGCCTTGCCATCGTCGTCCAGCACGCGCACCAGGCTGGTGGCCAGGTCGGCGGTATCGGTGGCGGGGGTGTCTGTGGGGGGCCTGCGCACCGTGCCGGCGGGCGAGACCATGAGATAGGAAAAATCAGTTTTTCCGCCCGGTCTGCCGGTAGGCTCGGGCACGTGCAGCCGTAACGCTGTCATAGGTTGAATCTCCTTGCACGGGTTGCGTGCGTTTGAATGGCTACCAAAGCGCAGCACTTGTGGCACAGCACTTTGGCAATACTGGCCACGCCAGTGGCGATGATTGTCAATAAAAACTACTGGTAATGGCTATCTGGTTTCCCCTGAGTTGCCAAACTGCACAATTACCAATTGCGCAATTGCATTTTTTTAACAAAATCGGCGCGAAACCCTTATCCACCAAGCGCTGACAGCTCTACTTATTAACAACCAACCTTGAGGCAAACCATGAACGCCGCTGCTCCCCTGCCCACTTTCGCTGCCATGCCCGATGCGCAAGGCTTCTTCGGCGCCTACGGCGGCCAGCTCGTGCCCCCGCATTTGAAGCAGGCCATGGACGCGATCGACGCGGCCTACGCCGAAATTACCCGGCGCCAGGATTTCCAGGACGAACTGGCGCAACTGTTTGCCGACTATGTGGGCCGCCCCAGCCCCATCTTTCACGCCAAGCGCCTGTCCCAGCAATTGGGCGGTGCCCAGATCCACCTCAAGCGCGAAGACCTCAACCACACCGGGGCGCACAAGATCAACCATTGCCTGGGCGAGGCACTGCTGGCCAAATTCATGGGCAAGAAAAAGGTGATCGCCGAAACCGGGGCGGGCCAGCACGGCGTGGCCCTGGCGACGGCCTGCGCCCTGGTGGGCATCCCCTGCGAAATCCACATGGGCCAGGTCGATATCGAAAAAGAACACCCCAACGTCACCAAGATGCGCATCCTGGGCTGCAAGCTGGTGCCTGTGACGCGCGGCGCAGCCACGCTCAAGGAAGCTGTCGATAGCGCATTCGAGGAATACCTCTCCAACCCGACGGACTACCTCTACGCCATCGGCTCGGTGGTCGGCCCTCACCCCTTCCCGATGATGGTGCGTGACTTCCAGAGCATCATCGGGCGCGAGGCCCGCGAGCAGTTCCAGGCCAGGCATGGCCGCCTGCCTAACTACGTCACTGCCTGCGTGGGCGGCGGCAGCAACGCCATCGGCATGTTCACCGCCTTCCTGAATGACGCCAGCGTCAAGCTGGTAGGGGTGGAGCCCGCCGGCGAAGGCACCGACAAGGCAGGCCGCCACGCCGCTACCCTGACGATGGGCAAACCCGGTGAAATCCACGGCATGAAATGCTATGTGCTGGAAGGTGCCGACGGCCAACCCGCTGCCGTGCACAGCATCGCCTCCGGCCTGGACTACCCGGGCATCGGCCCGCAGCACAGTTATCTGAAGGATCTGGGCCGCGTGCAGTACGAGGTAGCCAACGACGAGGAAACGCTGAACGCCTTCATGCAACTCTCGCGCGTGGAGGGCATCATCCCTGCGCTGGAAAGCGCCCATGCCGTGGCCTGGGCCATGCGCATGGCACCGACACTGCCCGCCGATTGCCACATCCTGGTGAACCTCTCGGGCCGGGGGGATAAAGACGCCGACTACGAGTAGGGGGGTATGGGAAACAGGATGATGGAAGAAGGGTAAGAAAGGCCGAAAACCCGCATGAACATTGAGAAAACGGCAGATTCACCTTTTCCCTGATTTCTGGATGATTTTGGTAGATTAGTAGGAGAAATTTGGGAAGAACTTGGGAGGAATTGCTCACGAACCTACGGGATTACTCCCATTTGAAGCCGGTTTGAAGAATCACCGAACCTGCTTCAAAACAGATGTGAGGTGATCTTCCAGCACATCCACCACCAACTGCCGGTCTGCATCAGGAAAGCCTATCAACTTACGGGCAGGCAGGCCGGGATGCTGCACCCGCTTACGGTACATCCCATTAAAGGCCAGAGCGCGAGCCTTGAATGGAGAAATTGTGTAGGGGTCTGTTCCTTTGTGATGCCATTTCGCTTTTTGGTCACTGAACCCCAGCACCAGTTCGTCGCCGTGTATTTGGTAGCTGAAGCTGCCCAGCATATCCCCGTGCTGATACAGGATACGGCGCTTCTTGTTTTTGGTCGGCTTCCACTGCGAGCCATCCGGGTTCAGATTTTGCTCGTGCCGATCCTGGTTGGCCGTCAGCAGCGATTCCCCCAGGCTCCCCAGCACCTGCTGTGGCGTGGCGATTTGCGCACGCACCACATCCAGGGCCAGCGTGTAGGCTTGGACTTGTAATTCAATCGTGTACAGCATATCCTTGGGCCGTGGCTAGGTCAGACTGCGTTTCGGCGCTACTGCACAGTATCCGAGCCACACAGCACGGCCCCTTCTGGGGCCGTGTCTGTTTCTGGCGCCCTGGCCAGCATATTCGACGTCATGTATTCGATAGCGTCTGATGTGCCAGAGCATGACCCCTTGAAAACATATAAGCCGTCAGCCTTAGCTTGCGCTACAGCCAGTACCCAAAGCGCTTGAAATGTTCCGCTGCTGATGCCGCGTTGCTCAAATCCCTTGAGGAACCACTTCCAGTCCCTGGCCAGCGCGGGGTTAACGTAAGTGCCACGGCGTGAGCGTTTGAATTTGTAGGTGGGGTCGCTGGCTTGAGCCTCAAACACTGCCCGCAATTCCGCTTCAATCATATTTAGACCTTATTTGCTATAAACCAGCCGCCCCATGCGCTGGTTATCAAAATAAGCCTCGCGAGCAGCCTCTGTCTCCTGGCTGGCCATGAACACGGTGCTGCCCGTCCAGCCGCTGCTGCCCCACTCAAATACGCCCACGGCATATTCCCCGGTGTCTTCCACCTCGTAGGCCCGCAGATACCGGCGTTTCAGGCGCCAGCGGCCTGGCTCCTTGTGATCTTTGACCCAGCCCCACCAGATTTCATCGGGTTCAATCAAGGCCATGGCCAGCAGGTTGATGTATTCCAAGCGGCCCGCCTTGCGAGGCTTGGACATCCACTTAAATTGCCCGCTGCCGTCTTCAAAAAGTGCCTTGCTAATTGCCAGCGTGCTACCCGCCAAATCGGTAAATGCTACGCCTTCCTCCATCGAAGCGCCAAACACGTCCAAGAAATCGGATACGGCCACCTCGGGCGCAGTGCCTGCTGGCAGCATCACGCTGGCAGGCACGCGGGTGGGTTTGGGCATGGCAGGCGGTGTAAAGCCCGTAGGCCAGGGCGCCTGCCTTTCTTTCAGCACCGCGTCATAGCCTTGCAGCGGTGGCACCGTATGCGGCTCAAGCCACGCCTTGCCGGGGTTATAGGCAAAGCCGGGGTCAATACCCTTGGGCACCCGCACAGTGCGCGGTGCGCTGCCGTTTTTACCCACTACGCGCTCCTCCCACTCAATGGGCGGCGCTTCATCCGGGCCGGTTTTTCCCGCTTTTTCCCATGCGCGTTTTGCCTCAATGCGCGATAGTGAATCCACCCGGCAATTACAGCCCCAGCCGTTTTGCGGCATATGCGTGTTCCACCATGGATCATCTGCCGCCAGAATCTTCCCATCCCATGCCTTATGTTCCAGGCGCGGATGCTCAAAACTCGTATGCCGATAGCGCCAGTAAGGCCGCAGGTGCTTGACCGCCATCATCTGCTGATAGCGCCCTGCGTTGTGCGCCTGCTTGATATTCGTGCGGTATATGATCTTGCTGCGCCAGCCCGGTGTGCCGTTGTACGCCCAGCCATGCCTGGCCGCAATCTCATCGAATGCCTGCCGAAATGCCGGGTAGCCCGTACCCGCATCCCTGGCCTGTGCAATCGCGTTGTAGAAATCCTCCACCAACGCATCCTGCGCCGCACCGGCCACCACAAAAGCATGGCTGTGCTGCTGCTGCCAAATATCTGTCCAGCCCGAAGAGGGCAGGCGAATTTTTTTCTTATAGAAGTCGATCGCTTCCGAAAACTGCAAGCGCTCTTCCAGCGATTCAGCCACGATCTGCACCCCCTACATCCGCACGTCCGGCCAAATGCGCCGCAGCCATACCCTGGGCCAAGTCCTGCACCCACCGCTGCGAATCAGCACGCAGCGCCGCAATTCCCTCCAGCGCCGCATCAAAATCCCCCGCCTCTGCAACCACTGCTGCAATCTGCTGAATCAGCGCCTCCTCATGCGGCACGCACAGCGCCGCCAACTGGGCGCCATACCCGGCAGCATCGGCAGCGGCCATATCCTCCCGCCCTCCCTGGCTGGCCAAAGCCGCCAAACGTGCCAGCGCAGCACCTGCTGGCGCGGCCTGCCCGGATTTGGCAAGCACCTTGCCCTTGCCATCTGCACGCGGAATCTGCATCGCCTGGTGCGCCCAATCCAGATCGATCTCCATGCCCACCGCCACCGCCTTGTCCAGCACCTCCACCATCTTGGCCTGGTCCACCGTTTCCTCCGTCAAATACGCAAAGCGCGGCACACGGTTGGTGGCAAACATGCCATTGACCAAGGCCAGCGGCTGCACCAATCCTTGATTCCACGTCGGCTCAATCTGGCGCACATCGTGCAGCATGATCTCGCGGCGTACCCGGTCGTGAATCTCCCCCAGCGCATTCGTGCTTGTCTTGCCATCGGCCTGGCTGGTCAGCGTACCGCCCAAAATGGCCAGGCTCTGCTTGCGCTCCCAATACTCAATAGCGCTTAAAAAATCTGTCACCGTCCCCGTTTTCTGGGCCTGAATGAACTCGATAGACATATTGCTGGCCACCACCCCCGCACCATCATGGCCAATATTTCGCACTGCCCGCAAAAGCTCATTGCGGGCCTTGTCGGCAATGCCAGCGGGGTATTTACCCAGGCGCAGCGGCAGGCCGTACACCTCCAAAAAGCGCTGCATATCCCGCGTGTCATACGCCTTGTACGCATACGTCCACGCCAGCACGCGAAACAGGGCCGCCTGTTCGATATAGCCTGACTTCGCCCGGTGTTCATGCACCACCCAGCCCCCAGGGCGCAGCGCCTCGGGCACGCCGTGCTTGAGCAACTGGATACACGCCGTCTCACGGTCAAACTGAAACGACCGCTGCGGCACCCACTGCAAACCCTGCGGCACCCATTCGCTGCCCGTGCGCCAATCAATCTCCAGGGCCGCAAAGCCCTTGCCAATCGCATCCGTCACGTCATACTGCGCATCCTCAAACCGGGGGATAGAACGCAGCATGTCCGCCAGCTCCTCGCAGCGTGCCAGCTCCCCAGCACTGGCATCGTGCGGCGGCTGCAACTGCCAGCCCAGGCCCGTCACCGCCCTGCGGCGCTTGCCCAGCTCGGCAAAAATATGCGCATCCTGCTCCTCCACCAGCTCAAACAACGTCGCCTGCTCCATCACCTGCCCTTGGTCTGCCGCCGCAAAAGCGCTGGCCAGGCGTGCCGGGTCTAGCGTATTGACCGATGCGTAATTCACCGTGCTGCCCAGCGCCGTGCGTGCCCCCGATTGCAGACCCATGCTGCGCAGCGCCTGGGCCAGCTTGGCCTTCATCTCTTTAATCATCGTCATCCCAATCCTCAAAGCTGCTGCTGACATAACCACGTCGCCCGCGTGTGCTGGCCGCTGCCGTGTAGCTCCACTCCCCGCCAAACTGCTGGGCCAGCCGCCACAGCTTCTCCAGCGCATCCGGCCCATCGTCATGATCTGCTTCTGGCCAAAACTTCAACTGCTCGATCAGCACGCCCTGCGAGCGATGCACACGAATCTTCCCGTTCGCCACATGGGGCTGCAAACTAATAATGCGCAGCGCTTTTTCCACGTTTTCGGGCATGGCTACACCGGGGAACGCCATGCCCAGCAGCGCCGCCCGCTTGAGCAATTCGGTATAGAGAAACTCCTGAAACTGCACCGTCTCCACGCCCCAGGCCAGGCACTGGTACTCCGCCTGCAGGTCAATGGCGCGGCTGATGATCAGGTCGGGCACCCTGCGGCAAATATCCGCCTCCACCACATCCAGCACCATCGTGTTGCGGTTCAGCCCGCCCACCAAAATCGCCGAAGGGTCACGCTTCTTGCCCTGCTTGCCCAGGGACGGGTCGATGGCGCCAAAGTGCAGCCAATCGCTGCGCTTATCCACCCAAAACTGCAATGTCTTGAAGGGTGCGCTCTCATCGTTGCCCGCCTCGTTCTGCTGCTCCTGATTGAACGCCTCATGGTCAGTAGCCCGCATACACATCAGCCGGTACAGCGGGCGCACATCGGGCCAGGACACCACTGCACCCGCATCCATCAACGCCTGGTGCTGCTCGTAGAAGGCCCGCGCCGCCAGCTCGGCAGCCTCCTTCTCGCCATCGTCATCGCTGCCCGATGTGTAGATGCCCTCCCACTTCTCCCACAAATCCATGCGATCAGGCCAGCGCATGATTGACCGGAACACCTTGCGCCGCCAGCCCGGCTTGCGAGAGACGCGATTGATCGCCGCGTCATAGTGCAGGCTGGTTCCCACCCAAAACACATCCATGCCCCCGCCCGGCCCAGCCAGCCCGATCACGGCGGACAGCACATACTTCTCCACCTTCTCCCGCTGGCTCTTATCGCGCACGTTATCGTCGTTCTCCAGGTCATCCAGCCAGATCAAATCTGGCCGGTGCGGCCCATGCTTCATCCCGCGAATCTTCTTGCCCGTGCCGCCAATACGCACCTTGCGGTTATTGGCCGTAATGATCGTGGTCGATTGCCACAAGCGGCCACGCCCGCACGCCTCGGGGAAATCCATCGCCAGCCGAGGGTTGCTATCCAGCTCCGCCTTGATGCTCTCCAGCATCTCCGCCGCCTGCTCCTCCGTATTCATGATGATGCCCACCATGTGCTTGCGCCCGGTCACAATGCACCACAGCGTGCCCAGTTGCGTCTCGTAAGTGGACTTGGCCTCGCCACGCGGCGCCATATGCACCTCGCGCCCATCAGCAGAGCCATCCACCACCTCAGGCAGCCGCTTGAAAATGAACTGCTGGAACAGCGAAAAGTACGGCGTCGGCACATAGTGCGGAAAGTACGTGCGGCAAAAATACTCGTAGTCATTCCACGCCCGTTTGCGCCGCCCCTGGCTGGCCTGCGCATCGGTGTCAAACGCCGCGCACTCCAGCTCAATCGTATTGCGCAGCACCTCCCCCAGCTTCGCCAGCTCCGCTTCAAACTCCCGCCAACTGCGCACCTCCTGCACATCAGCCGCCATAGCGCTTCCCCAGCACCGCACCCACCTCATCCAAATGCGGCTGCAAGTGCCTGAGCGCCCCAGGCTCACGCTGGCGCACCACATCCACCACCGTCTTGAGCGTATCCAGCGCAACCGACAAACCGCTGAACTGCGGATTCACACGCGCAAACGCCTTGCTGAACTTCGCATACGCATCCGCCAACTGCGCCAGCAGCGCAGCCTTATTTGCCGCAGGCAATGGGGACTGCTCCAACTCCCGCGTCGTCGTAATCACCTGCCGCGCAAAATCCTCCACCAGCGCCTTGTTCAAATCATCCACGCCCTGCTCGCTGATGCGATACGCGGCCCGTGCCGTATCCCAATCGTCGCCCGCAGCCTTGGCCTTCGCCTTCCAATCGCGGGCCGTGTCGTAACTCACCCCACACGCCAGCGCCGCCCCATTCAGCGGCATCCCCTCAATAAAAAGGCGGCGCACGTTATCGCGGGTTTCTTGAGAATGCGCCATCGCCTACAGCACCCGCTTGGCCAGCTCAACCGCTGCCACCACCAGCGCACCGCCCACACCGCCGCCGCCCGCAGACAACTTGGCCACCTGCGCAATCGTGCGCTTATCCTCCTCCTCCAGCTTCGCAATGCGGTTGCCCATGCTGGCCATGTTGTCCTTCACCTCCTGGCGCACCGCTGAAAGCTGCTCACTCACATGCGCCTCCATCTTGTCCATGCGGCTGCCCTGCGCCTGCTCCATGCGCCGCATATCCTGGCGAATCTCATCCATGCGCAGCGTCATGCTCTGGTGCATCGTCTCCACCGCACCCGTCAGCTTGCCAATGCCGTGCAGCACCTGCGCCATATCCTTATTGCTCTCCATCACCACTCCCCTGTAATTCACGATCCGCCGCCACCACCGCCTGGCAAGCGCTCAACTGCCGGACAACGGCATCTGCTTCGCTGGCGAAGCTGACAAGAAACTCAGCAGCCGCTGCAGAAAGTTCGGCTCTCGCCTCTCCATCACCCCCGGCGGCACCGGCGCCAGCTTCGGTGCTGGCACCTCCTGCACCACAGGCGGCGCTGGCGGCGGCAACAACGGGGACGCGCAGCCGCAAACGGCCAGAGCGCAGATCAGCAATAACGCCATCTTTTTGCGTACGAACATCGTGTAAATCCTTTTCAAATTGGGCCGCAGCAGCAGCCATCGCCGTCCCATGCACCTGCTCTTGCGCACGCGCCTGCGCCTGCAACTGCGCAATACGCGCATTGGCACTGCGCAGTTGCGCGTTATCCCGCGCCAGCCAGGCATTGCGCTCGGCATTCATCCCCGCCCGGTAAGTGCCCAACGCACCAGCCGCCAGCAGGGCAGCCAGCGCCAACAAAACCCCCCGCTTCATCCCAGTGCCCCCGCCGCCTGCACAGCCGCCATGCACTGCCCATGGCGCTGCTGCTGGCGCAGCCACACCCCCGCGCAGCGCCTGTTGCCCGGCGTACTACAGTCATACCCGGCAGAAAATTTGTACAGCAGCAGCGCCTGGCACGCCTGCGCATAACGCCCCGCCAGCAAATGCGTGCGCATACTGCTTTTGCCCCAGGTGGCCTGGCCGTACTGGTACACAAAATCCAGGTACACGTCATATTCCGCCTGGCTCAAAGCCACCCCCGGCAAACTGGCCCGAAACGCCGCCTCAGCCTTGCCCAAATGCGCCTGCAACTTCACCAGCGCCCGCACCGGCGTAGTGGCCTCGCCCAGTTGCACCGGCGCACCATCCTCATGAAACGTGCTGCCAAAGCCCAGCGTAGGCCGGTCGCCCTGCGTAGGCACCACCGCCTTATCCGTATACCCCTCCTGCACCGCCAGGCCAATCAGGCCCGCAGCAGACAAAGACAGCACTGCCACCAGCACACGCGGATTGGCTGCGCCGCGCATCCACCCTAAAAAACGCATAAAAAAACCTCCAGTTCAAAGACAACTGGAGGTTACGGATACGCCCCTGGCGGGGGGAGGTGGGAAAGGTTTCCTGTTCAGCGGGCCTAGGGCAGCTTCGTCAGCTTTTGCGCCGCTGTGATTTCCGCCAAAAATTTTGTGGCGTAGTACTTCGCAGTATCCAGCAGGTCTGCATCCAACGGCCCGCAGTAAGTTTGTGCATTGCTGGTATCGCTCTCATCGGCCTGCGGATGGCCTGAGTTCAGCACCACAAGATACCAAGCGCAACCGAGTACCCGGTTCTTTTGCTGCCCAGGGTACGGGCTTGCGGCAAAACCATAGGCCAGATTCCTTTGCGCCTGATAGTCCCCTGCTTTGGCCTGATCCATCACATCCATGAACTGTACAGGTGGGGTATCTGGTACCTCCTGGAGCTTCTGCACGATCTCGTCCGCTGTTTGTGGCGGTTCGCCACGCAGCGCTACTTTTGCGTACTCCAGCGCAGCCATACCTAGCACAACAGCAACAACGAAAAACACAATCTGCTTCCACCTCGGCCAACTGCCAATGTCAAGTGGACTTTTTTTCTCTGTCATTTGTTTTTTCCTCTGGTTCAGCTTTGAGTTGGAAGGACAGTGCCTTAGCAACTGTTCCCGGTTTTAGTCCCAACTTTTCATCTGCTTCGGCACTACTCAAATCACAGTAGTCAAGAAAGCGGTCAATTATTTCGATCAAGCTTTTATCCCCATTGAGGATGTAGTTGACATCCAAGCTTAATTCCGGGCGGTTCCCGGCCAACGCCCATAGCTCTTTTTCCGGGAAGCTTTCTCGCCGTTTACGTGCTGTCCACGCTTTCCCAGTCATACCGAAAAACTCGGCTACTTGCCGATCTTCACTGACCTTCAGTTGCTGCTTGAGCCGCAGCGTGGCTTCTTCAAAAAAATTCATGGCACCTCTTGACATGCAGAAAAGTAGCTTTACACTACTTGAAGTAGTCTAAAACTACATCGTTGCACGTCAAAAAAAGGAGCCTTCAAGTGACCCCTCAACAAATCAAAGCCCAGTTCCGCGAACGCGGTGAATCCGTCGGCCAGTGGGCCGATGCCCACGGTTTTCCGCGTGACGTGGTGTACCGCGTCCTGAACGGCAGAAGCCCCGCCTGGCGCGGCCAGCCGCACCAAGTGGCCGTGGCTCTGGGCCTCAAGCCGAATCCTTCCAAGACCCCGGCTTAAGACCCATCCCCAACAACTAACCACCAAGGATTTTGCCATGCAAACCACCCCATTGATACTGGCCGACACCCGCATTCGCCAAGATGCTGCTGGCCGCTACTGCTTAAACGACCTGCACCGCGCTGCTGTGGCAGCGGGGGCGAACAAGCGCAGCACGGAGCCGAACCGGTTCTTCCGCTCATCACGCACCCAGCAACTGCTGCGACTGCTGGAGCAGGAAACTACGCCAAATTGGCGTAGTTTGTCCGGCTCGACCATTACGCCAAATTTGGGTGGGGGCCTACCCAAATTTTGGGTACCCCCCTCCGACACCATTACGCCAAATTGGCGTAATGCTCCCGTAGTCAAAAACGTGGGCGGCAGCGCCGAAGAGACCGGCACCTACGTCTGCATCGAGCTGGTCATCGCCTACGGCCAGTTTGTCAGCGCCGCGTTTGACTTGAAGGTCATCCGCACCTTCCTGGCGGTGCAGCATGCCGCGCACACCATGCCTCACATCCAGTCGCGCAAGTACTGGGATGCGCTGCGACCGCACTGGGCGGGCATTGCCGCCCTGGCACTGGCTGGGTTGAAGAACGTGCAAATTGCCGCACAGGTGGGCCGCAGTGCAAACAGCGTAGGCCACTGCCTGCAACGGCAATACCTGGTGGGCTACACGCACCCGGTAGAAGTGTTCAAGGCCCGCATGCACCCCGACACAGCGGCACGCTGGGCCATTGAAAAACCCATTGCCGCGCAATGGGGTCTGCCGTCTGTGCCTGCCAAGCAGGGCGTGCTGGACTTTGCCGTGGCGCAGCAAGGGGGTGCAGCATGAACGGGCCGTTTGACTTTGTGATGCACGAGGCGGGCTTGACCTTCGGCACCCCAGGCTATGCCCGCGCCACGTGCCTGATGTATTTGAGCGAGGGGCTGGACACGAGTATGTGCGACCCACAAACCTATGTGGACGAAGACTGCCCCGACGTACGCCAGGTGGACTTTTTGCCTGATGACCTGATTGAAGACGCGGCCAGCTCCCGCCTGGTGGCGCTGCGCATGCTGCGCTACGCCCATGCGTCGGGCTTTGCCCAGGTGGCAAAGCTGGCGCAGGCTGCCGCTATCAACGACGCAAGTCACATGGTCAAGCTGGCCGACGAAATGTTTGCCACCGTGCCCGCGCAAGAGATGCTGGCGTATGGGTTGGATCAGGCTTCGGTGCGTGTGGGAGGTGCAGCATGACCCCCAAAGGCTTTGAAGTAGTGCTGCCCGCAGCAGACACCGCCGCGCCCACGCTGGCGGGGACTGACAACCTGCTGGCGGTGGCCAGCCAGTTTGGCGTAACCACCGATGACCTGGGCGAGTTGGGTCGCATTGCCACTGATGCAAGCAACCGCTCCATGCTTGAAATGGCGCGGGCGGGCTTTGCCTTTCTGCGTGCCCAGGAGGTGTTTTCATTAGGGCGTGGCGGTGACCGCCGTTCCATCAATGCCCGAAATTCGGACATTGAAAACGGCGAAGAATTAATGTGCGAACGTTCGCATATTGGTTTCTCGGGCTGGATTGAAGCGCATGGTTTTGCCAGAGAGCGGGTCTACGAAGCCATGCGCGTTGCCAAATTCGTGGCCCAACTACCCCCCGCACAATTGCAGGATGTGCTGCAACTGGGCAAAGTGAAAGTGATGCTGCTGGCATCGCTGCCCCAGGAAATCATCGACAGCGCCGCCGAATCGGGCCATGACCTGATCGAAAAGGCCGATCTGATGACCGTGGCCGAATTGAAGGAAGAAATCCAGACCCTCAAGCGCCGCGAGAAAAACTATGAGGCCGAACTGGAGCGGGCCACCCTTCAGGTCAAGCGCCTGAGCGCCGCCAAAAAACGCACCACTGATTTTTTGCTGCGTACCGAAGAGCTGCGCGAAGAGTGCATGGCCCTGCAACTGGGCGGCGAATTGCATTTGAACAGCCTGCGCAAGCTGTTTGACGAAACCGACTTGCAGGCCCCCGAAGGCCCGCTGCAGGCCGAGCATGTGTGGATTACCGCCAACACCCTGGCAGCCCGCGCCCTGGATTTGGTGGAACACATCCGCGCCCACGGCCCGCATGGCCTGCCCAGCCGCCCCATGGGGCAGCACACCCTGAGCTTGGCCGAGGCCCAGGAATGGCTGCTGAACTACCCCCTGATTGAAAACCGCCATGCCGCAGAGGCTGCCGTGCGCGAAGCCCGGCGCGAGGCGGCCCGCCCCAAAGGCCCGGGCCGCCCCAAAGGTTCAGGCAGCAGCAAAGCGGGGGGGGCGTAACCCATGGCACTCCCCCAACTGGCGCACACCGGGCACCCTGCCCGCAGCGCGGCCATAGCCCCCATGACGACAGGGCAAGTTATCGCCTTGCGTGCCCGCGACCCCTGGCGCGAGGCCACGGAACGCGCCCGCCAAATCGCCCTGGCCCGTGAAAGCGTCGTGCTGTACGTGCGGGGCCTGACCGACAGCGGCATAACCCAAAACAATGCCGTACTGCTCATGCTTGATCGTTGTGTGGCCGCAACCTTGCCCGCCCACATTGCCTATGCGCTGGCAGTCGCTGCCAAAGCGGGCCGCCCGGCTCCCTCACGCTCCGCCATCTGCGAATGGTGCGCCCAATACCGCCAGGGCGGCATCAACGCATTGCTGCCCGAACACAAAGGCCGAGTTGTAGATGCCGCAGGCTGGTGGGGGCCAGCGCTGGAGTACTACAACAGCCCGGCCAAACCCGATATGGCTGCCGTACACCGCCGCCTGGTCGAAGTGGATGGCTTTGCCATCAGCTACGACCAGGTGCGCGGCTATCTCACCAGCGTGCCCGCCATGCTGGGGCGCAACAGCCCCGCACGTATCGGCAAGAACCTGTACCGCCTGACGGAAAAAGCCTACGTGCGCCGCAGCACCGAAAACGCCTTGCCCGGCGACGTGTACGTGGCCGACGGCTACCGCGCAGACGTGTACCTGGCACACCCCGTAACGGGCGGAATATGGCGCCCCGAGCTGACCGTGGCCATCGACATGCGCAGCCGCGTGTGCGTGGGCTGGCGGGCCGATGAGCATGAGGGCACCTACGCCGTGCAAAACATGTGGGCCGAATGCTTTGCCCGCTGGGGCCATGTGCCGCCCATGATCTACGTGGACAACGGCAGCGGCTACAAAAACGCACTGATGAGCGATGAGCTGACCGGCTTCTACGCCCGCGCCGGGGTGCAGCAAATCATCCATGCCATCCCCGGCAACCCGCACGGCAAGGGCTGGGTAGAACGGTTTTTCCGCCAGGTCAAAGACGACTTTTTAAAGCTCTGGCACGGCGGCGCCTACTACTGCGGCACCGACATGGCCCCCGAGGCCCTGCAAAAACTGGTGCGCGACGTGAAAGCCGGGCGCACGGCACTGCCATCGCTGGCGCAATTTACCGAAGCCTTCAACGACTGGCTGGGCCGCTACGCCCAGCGCCCGCACCCGGAAGACAAAGCCACCACCCGCGCCGCCCTGTGGGCGCAGTTGGCCCCCATTACGCCGCACGCAAGCGCGGTGGAAATGAAGCGCCAGGCCGTGGTGCTGACCGTGCACCGCGCCGCCATCAAGCACGGCAAGCGCACCTATGGCCACCCCGATCTGCACGCCTTCAACGGCCAGAAGCTGGTGCTTGAGTACGACCTGATGGACGACCGCATCGCCGTCATCCGCACCAGCGCAGGCCGCTGGGTGTGCGATGCGCACCTGGTGCGCAGCATCGACGCCATCGCCCCCAACCGCCTGGAAGAAAAGCGCCAGGCCCGCGCCAGCGATGCCCTGGCCCGGCTGCAAAAAAAGATGGACGAACAAAAGGCCCGCGCCGGCCACGTGCTGGACGCAGATGCCGTGGTCGATGCCCTGACCACCACAGCCGCCCCC